TGGGAATCAAAGAGCTAGGAAGACGTCTCAGGTAAATGCAGCCCCTAAGATTGAGATGAAATCCGAAAAAGCAGAGATAAAACCTGTGAAAGAAGAAACTAAAGCAGAAAATAAAAATGAAGAAAACTTGTGAAGACTGCTTAACACAAGAAGTAGAATTAAATAGCAGAGAAAATAACAAAGAAGAAAATATGAGTATGTTAAAAAAACTTATTAAACTTTTCAGTGAAGGTGAAGTAACACTTGCATCTTTAGAAACTGAATTAGGACCTTTAACTGCTGATGCTTTTGAAATTGGAAATGTTGTATATAATGCTGATTTAAACCCAGTTTTAGATGCTGAATTTACTGCTGAAGGTAGAAAGTATTACACAGACAACACAGGAGCAATTACAGAAGTAGAAGTATTAGAAGCAGAAGAAGTTGAAGTTGAAGACCTTAAAAAGGAAGAAGAGGTTAAGATGGAAGAAGTTGAAACAGAAATTGTTGCTGAAGTAATGATTGTAACAGAAGACATTGCTGAGGAAGTTCTTAAACCAGTTGAAGAAGTAGATGTTGAAGCTTTGAAAGAGAAGATTGCTACTTTAACAGCAGAGGTTGAAAAACTAACAAAACAACAAGAAGATGTTTTAAATGAGAATGTAGAATTGAAGAAATTATCAACTTCTACAAAATTGAAAGCAGAAGTAAAAGGTCAATCACCAATTACAATGAAAACAAAAGAAGTATCTACAAACAGCACATTGGATGCATTAAGTAGAATAACAAAAAAAAATAATAAATAATAATGGCAACAACACAAACTATCAACTCAGCATTCAATGGTGCATTGGCAGGAGAAATCTTTGTACAAGCATTTAAGAAAGCAGACACAATTGGTCAAGGTGCTATCACTGTATTACCAAATGTTATTGGTTCAGGTTATTTACCTAAACTTGGTTACTCAGCAGGATTAGCTGCTTATTCTTGTGGATTTGATCCAACAGGAACTGTTACTTATACTGATAAAGAAGTAGCAACAAAAAAATATGAAATCAAACACGAACTTTGTAAAGATGAGTTTCACCAAACATTCCAAGCTCAACAAGCAGGTTTATTTGGAGCAGCAAATGAAATCCCTGCAACTATTACTGATGCTATCTTATTAGCAATGGTAGAGAATATGGGTGCATTGGTTGATACTCAAATCTGGCAAGGTACAGGTGTTACTGGATCTTTTGCAGGTCTTTTGGCACAATTCGTAAATGATAGTGATGTAATTGACATCGTTGGTACAGCATCAACTGTAGCAAATGTACAAGGAGAACTTTCTAAAGTTTATCTTGCAATCCCAGAAGAAGTAGTTCAAGAAAGTGATTTAATCATTGCTTGTGCTCCTAATGTAGCAAGAAACTACAAATTGTCTCAAGTAAATAACTATTTAGTTGGAACACCTGTTGGAGATAAAACTTTAGATTATATTGGTATTCCAGTTGTATCTATTGCTGGTCTTCCTACAAACACAATCTTAGCTTACAGAGTTAAAAACATTGGTTTCTTAACAGGATTAGAAGCAGACTTAAACAATGTATCTATTAAAGATATGGATGAGTCAGATTTATCTGGTAACATCAGAACTAAAATTGTATTCTCTGCTGGTGTAGGTTACTCTTTTGGTAATCAAATTGTTTATTCAAGAGTATAATTTTGAATAACACCAACCAATAAACAATTAAGTAGAGTTTTTGGAGGGTCTGTAAAAGGTTTAAGACCAGAATAATGGCCCTCAAAAATCTACTAAACTAAAAAATAAAATAAAACATATGGCTTGTGATATTACAAAAGGGAAAAACCTTTTAGTTTGTAAAGATGCAGTATCTGGTTTAAAAGCAATTTATGTTGCTAATTATGATAACTATGAGTTTATTACATCTTCAACAGATGCAGGACACCTTTTAACTGATATAGGTAATTTAACAGATGTTTATAAATTTGAATTAAAAAATAGTGGTAATACTTTTGTACAAGATATAACATCTTCAAGAGATAATGGTACTACATTTTTTAACCAAACATTAAACTTTGTTCTAACAAAATTATCAGCTGAAATGGAGTTTCAAATTAAAATGTTAGCTTGGGGAAGACCTCAAATCTTTGTTGAAGCTAATTCAGGTGACTTCTTCTTAATGGGGAAAGAACACGGATGTGAAATATCTGGTAGAAGTGAAGTTCAAGGAACTATGGATTCATTAAATGGTTATACTTTAACAGCAGTAGGAATGGAAAAAGATCCAATTTGGTATCTTACTGGTTCTGCATCAACTGCAATGGTAGCTTTAACATCAACTCAATCAGTAGCAGGATAAAAAATTAAACTTATCAATTTTACCTTTACTAAATTAAACACCACTTAATATAAGTGGTGTTTTTTTGTTTTAAATATAAACAAAATTACTTTTTATAGTTTTTAATAAAAATAAAGATTATAGATGAGCCTTAAAGTAATAAACATACAAGCATTAGGAGACTATCTCACAGTAGATAATAATATAATCAGTGTAGATACTATTGAAATCTCTGTTGATGCTACATTATTAGCACAACAAACTCATACTATAAAAATACCTTATAGAGAATATGCTGCTAATGTAAATCTTATTTTATGGAATGAGATTAAAGAGATTGAAACTATCATACCAGTAGTAGTAGTCAGTGAGCCAGGTTTAATGGTTCTAAACTTCTCACACGCATTTTTAGATGGTGATTCTTATGAAGTTAGAGTTGAGAATTTACAAGATAAACTTGTATGGAGAGGTAAATTATTAGCTACAATACAAACTGATTTGGAAAATTATAAATTACATAAAGTTGTAAATAATAATATAATAAAATTATAATAAAATATGAAGAAAATACATTTTATAGAAATGAATAAATATGTAAAGGTTGATATACAATCTTTACTTATATCAAGTAATAAATGGATTACAAATGGTGCTGATAATACTTACTTTTACACAGTAGAAGAAGCTTATTTAGGATCACCAACTAATCAATCTATTATTGATAACTTTACAAATTATATTTTAGGAGAAGGTTTAATAGATGAAACAGGTTCAGTTGATATAACAACTATTTTAGGTGAAGAAGATTTAAGAAATGCAGTTACAGATTTTAAGATGCAAGGAGCTTGTGCTTTTCAAGTAATATACAATTATGGTGGTGGTGTAAATAAATTATATTATATACCAACAAAATCATTAGCAGTAAATAAAGAAGCAGACATTACAGATGATGTTACATCTTATTGGTATTCTTTTGATTGGAGATTTAGAACAAGATATAAACCACAAGAGTTTCCAGCATTTGGTTATGGTGATGGTTTAGAGAGTGAAATACTTTACATTAAAAGACAATCTGCTCAACCAATATATGCTCTACCAGACTGGCAGTCAGGTATTCAGTATTGTCAAACAGAAGAAGAGTTATCTAACTATTACAATAAACATATTAAGAATAACTTTTCAGCAGGAAAGATTATCAACATCAATCAAGGAACAACAGATTCAGAAGAAGCAATGGAAGAAGCAGAGGAAGCAATTTTAAGAAAAGTTACAGGCACAAATGCTGCTGGTAATACTGTAGTATCATTTAATGATAATTATGAGAATAGAACCACTGTAGAGAGTATTGAGATTACAGATGCTTACTCACAGTTTCAGTTTTTAAGTGCAGAATGTTTAGAGAAGATTATGTTAAGTCATAAAGTAAATGATAAAGCACTATTTGGATTACCAATGGCATCAGGATTTAGTTCAGTAGCAGAACAAATGGTTCAATCATTAAAGATTTTATATAGAAGCCAAATCAATCCTATGAGAAAGATTTTAACAAAAGGTTTAGAGAAAGCTTTTAAGAAGAATGATCCTAATGTTAAACTTGTTTTTGTTGATTATGAAGAATTACAAGTTAAAACACCAATAAATGAAAATATATAATTTATGATTACAATACTAATAAGACCAGAAGATTTAACAAGAAATACTATTATAGGTGGTAACGTTGATGTAGATCGTTATTTAGCATCAATAAAGGCCTGTCAAATGACTTTGATAAAACCTTTATTAGGAGCTGCTTTATATGATAAAATATCTCTTGATTTTGAGAATAGTACACTAACAGGTTTGTATTTAGAATTATATGAAGATTATGTTAAGGAACTAACTATACACGGAGCTGCTGAAATTTATATTGCTAATGGTGCTTATATGGTTTCTAATAATGGAATTACTAAAACTAAAACAGATACTTCAGAAACTGTTAGTAAAGAAGAAGTTGATTATTTAGTTCAAGCAAGTAGAAAGTTATATAAATTATATGAGGAACAATTTTTAGATTGGATTAAAGTAAATACTATTGTTGAATATAATAAACCTTGTGGAGTTAAACATAAAACTTATGGAGGATGGTTTATTAAGAAAGGAAAGAATTGCTAATGATAAGAGGAGAATATAAGATTAAAGATAAAGATATAATAAAACTATCTAAACTTTATGAAGAAGTTAAGGTAGAGAAAGAGAAAGAAAAAAAAGAAGTAAAAGATGAGCCAAATAATAAATGTAGGTAATAACCCAAATGATGGATTAGGTGATAAGTTAAGAGATGCTTTTATTATTGTAAATGAAAACTTTGATTCTATTGATACATTATTAAGTGGTTCAGATGTTTTAACTATATCACAGATTACTGGATTACAAACTGCTTTAAATAATATACAAAACCAGTTAGATTATATACCAGGATTACAAACTGATATAAACTCTATCAATAATACTATTTTTACAATCAATTCAACATTGAACTCACAGAATAGTTCTATTGCTGATTTATATACAGAGATTACTAATTTACAAACACAGATATATACTAAGATAGAGGAAGCACCTATTGATGGTAACTCATATGTTAGAAGAGATGCTACTTGGACTATTTTATCAGGTAATATAGGTGCAACTGGTGCAACAGGACCACAAGGTATTCAAGGTATAACTGGTTCTCAAGGACCACAAGGTGCAACTGGTGCAACAGGACCTGCACCTGATACATCTATATTTGTACCTTACATAGGAGCAACAGATAATGTGAACTTAGGTTCATTTAATATAACATCTACACAATTTAAGTTCACTGGTTTAACAAACTCAGGAGTTTTTAGTTGGAATGATGCTGATGGTA